TATTACGTCCTTACCAAAAGGTAGCCGTTTCTGACGCCTGTAAAGCCTTAGACAAACACGGTAATACCCTAGTTGTCGCTCCTACGGGTGCTGGCAAAACGATCATGCTCTCTGCTCTGGTTGGAGAACGTCACAAGAAAGGCAAGCGTATTCTTGTCATTCAGCATCGTGACGAGCTAGTCAAACAGAACAAAGAGAAGTTCGAGAAGGTTAATCCTTACATCACAACAAGCATCGTAAACGGAACAGTCAAGCACTGGGATGGCGATGCTGTGTTCTCAATGATCCAAACAATGTCACGCGATAGAAACCTACGGGATCGTCCGTTGTTTGACATGGTTGTAATTGACGAGGGCCACCATGCAGCGGCCCCTACTTACACAAAGGTTATTGAGGCAGTCAGAGAAGACAACGACGAAGCTGAGATCGTAGGCTTTACCGCAACGCCTAATCGTGGCGATGGCAAAGGTCTGCGCTCTGTATTCAACAACTGCGCACATCAGATCGAATTGGCTACGCTGATCCGCGAAGGCTTCTTAGTACGTCCTAAGAGCTACGTCATTGATCTGGGAGTGGGTGACCAGCTTGATAAGGTCACAAAGCGCGGCAAAGAATACGATATGGAAGAAGTGGCGGCTATCATGGATCGCCAAGTCATTAACAATCGTATTGTCACTGAGTGGCAAGACAAGGCTGGTGGACGCAAGACTGTTGTGTTCTGTTCTACTGTAGCGCACGCCGAACACGTTTGTGACGCATTCGTTATGGCAGGGATCAAGTCTAACTATGTAACTGGCGAGACTGACAAAGATGAACGCGCTGAGATGCTGCATGATCTGGAGTTTGGTGATACGCAAGTTATCGTCAACGTGGCAGTTCTGACAGAAGGCTTTGACGCTCCGCCTGTGTCTTGTATCATCCTGACCCGCCCGTGTTCTCAAAAGGGAACAATGGTGCAGATGATTGGGCGTGGTCTGCGCATCCTTGATCCTGAGATATATCCAAGCATCATTAAGACCGACTGCGTTGTCATGGACTTCGGTACGTCAATCATCACTCATGGTGGTCTGGATGAGTCAGCTAACCTAGATGGCGCAGATAAGTCTGTAGGCGGAGAAGCTCCGACTAAAGTATGTCCTGACTGCGAAAGCGAAGTATCAGCGAATACACGCATATGCCCATTCTGCGAACATGAGTTCGAGCGTAAGGTCAAGGATGCTTTAGACAACTTTGAAATGACTGAGTACGATCTTATGAAGATGTCTCCGTTCATGTGGATTGATCCGTTTGGCAATGGCACTGCAATGATGGCTATGGGTTTCAGTGGCTTTACTTTGGTAGGCAACATAGGAAACTATTGGATAGCAATTGTAAAGGCCCAAAATGGGCGTCCTAGAGTGGTTTCTATTGGTGAGAAGGTACAGGCAATGGCCGCAGGCGATGATTTCTTGCGTGAGATCGAAGATGGTAACGCCGCTAACAAAACAAAGCGTTGGTTAAATCAGCCTGCATCTCCTAAACAGAAAGAACACTTGGAAAGAAATGGTGTTAGTATTAGCATAATGGATTTCTCTTGGACAAAGTACAAAGCCGCGTGTTGTTTAAATTATTACTGGAATCGAGAAAACATTGATACGTTGATTGCAGAAAGCTTGAAGAAAATAAAAGGGGCAGAAACATGAATAGAGCCGAAATACTAGATAAAGCTAAAGAGTATGTAACTAAAGACCGCGATGCAGATCATGGTGACATGGAAAACAACTTTGGCCTAATCGCTGAGTATTGGGGATTGCACTTAGAAACTCACATTGATCCTACTGATGTAGCGGTCATGATGACGCTTTTAAAGCTGGCTAGACTTAAATCAAATCCAAAATTTTTAGACAATTATCTGGACGCTTGTGGTTATATGTCCTGTGGTGGCGAGTTAGCCACGAAGACAAAGTAATGCCTAGATTTGAAATGCACCTTATGATCGCTGAGAAGTCAGAAGATAATTTCGAGACGGTTGAGTATGACATCGTGTGCTTTGTGAAAGACCCTACGGACATGGTTGAAATAGAATCGTCAGCAAACGAAATCATTACTGACCATCTGCAAGATGCAGATAACGTAGTTCTGTTCGGAACAGCGGTTATCGAAGTAAAAGGCGAAGAGCTTTTTAATATCGCGTTTCAAAACAAGGACGCGGATCAAGAAGAAGTAAACAGCATAATGAATTTATGCGTATTAGGAAGGGAGACAATACATTGAGCGAAGTTGATACAGCCCCAAAACCTATGAAGGAATTAGCCTTCATACTAGGGAAGTTTGGTTGGAATACAAAATTTTCTGACCTTACTGAAGAGCAAGTGCAAACACTTGTTTTTGGAATACAAGAATCGAAACGTCTAGCAGCGGAGATTGACATTGGAAAACTCGAAGACACTTACTTTAAGTCAACAGGCGCTTGGCCCTCTACTTCAATCCCGTTCTAGATCTGATCCTTTAGCGGATCAAATCAAGGAAGCTGTAGATAAGGGCATAGTGGCAGGCGAAGAAAAACGGGAACGCCGTAAGTATATCGGTGCGTCCAGTATTGGTGATGAGTGTCAGCGTAAAATACAGTACAGATACCTCAACTATCCGATTGACCCCAGCAAAGCATTTACTGCACGCACGTTGCGTATCTTTCAGTTCGGTCATGAGATTGAAGACTATGCCGCTAAGTGGCTCAGGGACGCAGGATTTGACCTACGCACAGAGCACAAGGACGGCAAGCAGTTCGGTTTCTCAATAGCTAATGGCGAGATCAAAGGACACATTGATGGTGTTGTTTGTGCAGGCCCAGTGGATATGGATTATCCTAGCCTGTGGGAATGCAAGTCAGCTAACGACAGTAAGTTTAAGGGATTTGTTCGGCATGGAGTTGCTAAAGCTAATCCAGTTTACGCAACTCAAATTGCTCTGTATCAGACCTATATGGAGCTTCATGAGAACCCTGCATTATTCACTGTAGTGAACAAAAACACTTCTGAAGTTTATTACGAGCTTGTGCCGTATGATCATAATCTTGCTCAAAAGGCGAGCGATAGAGCAGTAAACATATTGACGGCATCAAAAGCTGGTGACATTCTACCGCGTATTGCTCAAAGTAAAGATTTCTTCTTATGCAAGTGGTGTGAGTTTAAAGAAACTTGTTGGAAAACATAAAAAAAATGTGAGGTGCGCTTGGACGGCATCACCCCACATTAATGAGCGAAGTAGGGTATTAAGGGGCAAAGTAATGAATGTTTTAAGTTTTGGCAAGACAACAAAGGAAATCACGGAGCGTATTTCAAGAGAAGTGCCTAGAGTGGTACAGTTGCAAATACTGTTCGATACATACCCACAAGGCATCCAAAAAGGTAAAGAATTCTTTATTGGTTCTCTGCGTGGCGAGGCTGGTAGGTCTATGCGTATCAACATTGATCAGAGTAGCCCGTGGTTCCTTACGGGAAAAGACTTTGAATCTGGCGATGGTATTGGCGGTATCTCTAAGGTCTTAAAGGAAGGACGCGGTTACTCTATGTCAGAGTGCGTTCAGATGTTCTCTCAATATATGCACCAAGACTATGTTGCGCCTCCTGAAAACATTGTTAAGCCGAACAACCCACAAAGCTTTGTCGTAGCAACAGCACCTCAAGCGGTTGCAGATACACCAAAACCCGAACAAAAGGCATCCATTAGCTCTAGCACGCCGTTCGAGGACGAATATGTCTACACAGACGAGCACGGTGTAGTTATCGTATCCGTGCGCAAATACTATGACCGGGACGAAACCGGAGGAATTGTTCGGGATAGCTCCGGGAAACCTAAAAAACAATTCCGTCAATTCATGAATGGCCGTCAAGGCGTGCCAGAACCTAGACCTCTCTACAATATCCCGAACATTTTAGACGCTAACAAAATCATATGGGTCGAAGGTGAGAAATGCGCTGATGCTCTTAACTCCCTTGGCTATGCCGCTACCTGTACTATCGGTGGTGCTGGAATGCTGTCAGAAAACACAGCTTACAAGTTTGACTTCTCGCATCTGCGTAACAAGGACGTTATCCTGTGGCCTGATAATGACGAGGCTGGCAAGAAGCTGGCTCGTATCGTTGAGGCTCAAGCAAAACTAGCTGGTGCTAAATCTACGCTGATGCTTAAAATCCCTGCTTCTAAAGAAGAAAAGTGGGACGCGGCTGATGCAATAGAAGAAGAATTCAACATTGAGAAGATGCTGAAAACCAGCGAGAGCAAGGTAAAAAAACCTATCAGCCTGATAGATAGTAGCCTGTTGATTAACGAATACTTTGTTGGCTCCGCTCCGACACAGAGCTTTCTTATTGGTGATACAATACCTCTTGGCGTTCCAGTAGTGTTCGCGGCGGCTGGTGACAGTGGTAAAGGTATGATGACGCTTGATCTTGCTATGAAGGTTGCCTCTGGTGCAGATATGCAGAGCGCATTCGGTGGGCTTGTTGCGGATCACGGTGACGTAATATTAATTACTGCGGAGGATGACAAAGACGAGATGCACAGGCGTATCTCTAGGCTTGATCCTAATAAGTATCGTGAGCACTACGAACACAAATTGCGCGTTCTCCCTTTGCCAAACCTTGGCGGTGTGTTTCCAATCATGCAGAAATTCGACAACTCCTACCTGATGGGCGAAGAGTTTTCTCGCATCTATGACCAGATGTTAGAGATGGAAGCTCTGAAGCTGATCATCATTGACCCTATGGCATCGTTCGTTCACGCGGATGTGAACTCTGATCCAGCGGCAGGGGCCGCGTTTATGAGCTTACTTGCGCAGATGGCAACCGAAACTGGCGCGACTGTCATGGTCAATCATCACATGGCAAAGATTAGGGACAGTGAACCTGTCACAACTCCAGAACAGGCGCGTAATCTTATTCGTGGTACGTCTGCAATTGTTGATGGCGTGCGTTGTGCGTTTGCCGTCTGGTCTGTTGACGAAAGCACAGGGCGTCAGCGTTGCCGTGATCTGCAATTGGATTACGCTCGTAATGCCGTGTTCGATGGTGCTGTTGTGAAATCAAACGGACCAGCAAATCGTGAGATAAGACATTTTATCCGTAACCCGAACACAGGATTACTGGAAGATCGCTCTATGGATATTCGTTCTTTGGCTATGTCTTCAACGGTTCGTGATCGAATAAACCACATTGTTGATTTTGTTCGCATGAGGGAAAACGATGGTCGTGCCGTAAGCCCCGGTGGCGGTGTTGATGGACTATATACAGCGATTCTCGAATCAGAACCAATTGAACCATGCGTTATCTCTCTAAAAAACTCTGGCAAAGAAAGCACCATAAGCCAGTCAATTAGAGATGCGCAAACTATGGGTCTTATCCGAAAGTACGCTCTGTCTCTCAGTGGCTCAGAGAAATGGCTAGGCACTATGGATGGGCCATTTTCTCGCGGTGAATACGAACGTCAAACAGGTAGAGATAATCTTTGACAATCGTGGGAACTTATGGTAATAATCCCATTACAAAAAGGAACAAAATTGACTTATGTATGACAGTCTAAAGCCTATCAGAATACTACTAGAACACCGCCTTAGCTCTATGAAATCAGAAGCTAAGGCGCGAAATCGTTTTACTTTATACCAGCAAGTCGAGGAGATTGAAAAATTGCTGGTGATGTTTGAAAGGGAGATACGAAGTGAACAAGATGTTGATGGACGAACCGCACATAGCGGAGATGTACCGAAATAGATGGGTGGCACAGAACATAAAAGATATGAAGGAAAACCCTAAAATAATATCAAACTTTAATTCGGCGTCATCTTTGCGAAGAGCGCAGAAAGAAAGAACCGAAGCATCAAATATTGAAATGACAGAGAAAGCTAAGTTTGTTAATCGTCTTTTAAAGAAAAAAATGACGCACAACGAAATATCTGAAATACTAGGCATAACAATTAAAGGCGTGTCTGATATGAAGAGAAGATACGATATGCCAAGGAACGAAGAGGAATGACCTATGTGGGCTTTGGTCTGGATGCAACTCATTAGTGGTATGCCGATAGATTACTACCAACTAGGATCATACGAAAGCAAAACAGTCTGCGAACAATACAGTCAAAAAGCACAGGTAATGGTTACCCATAACGGGATAACTGTTGCCTGTATTTATTTGGATACTCGTGAGGCCAGCCAGTGAATGTGGCGCATTCGGTAGCACGCTCAACCAAAAATAACAGTTAAGTGAAAGCTGACCTCAAAATTAATTTACCATAAAATGTTCGGGTTTCAAGCGGTTAATACCTCGGTTGTTGATAACCCATAGAATTGTTCTGGTTACCGTACTGCTGAGGTTGATACGGGTTAGAAATCCCGCCGTAACCACCAAACCCACCTTGACTCTGCCCCATGCCATAACCGCCGTATTGTTGTGGCTGCGGTGACTGCTGTTGATACGGGTTCTGATATGGTTGGTAAGTTGGCTGCGGCATCTGTTGCTGTGCGTAACCCCCAGAGAATTGCGGTGCTTGAGGCATAGATCTTGCAATTTGTGATGCTTCACCGTAAGGATTTTGTTGTGGCCTTCCGTAACCGCCCATACCGCCATAACCGCCTTGAAAGCCGCCGTATTGTTGTTGATAAGGTTGTTGGCCATAGCCACCCATAATGCCCTGCGGCCTTGGAGCAGTTTGCATTGGAAATCCATTAAACATATCCCTACCCTGCGGTCTTTGCTGAACTTGAGGAAATCCGCCAAACATACCCATGCCCTGCGGACGTTGACTGCCAAGACCCATTCCCATTCTAGGGTTCTGACGTTGGCGCTGTTGTAGCTGTTGTTCCATCTGCTG